AGGCATCACCTCCTTTAATCTATTCCAATTATCCAATTATTATCACCCCTCCGCCTTTCCCTCCCTTGAAGGGAGCGGTCAGGTGAGGGTTAGGACAAACTGTAGACATAACTTGAACTCTTGTCAAGTCTCCATATTTAACGTGCATTATACACCATTATACTAGCCCGCCTCTCGTTGTCAATATACCTCTTAATACGATGCATACAGGGTGACAAAATTCCCTTGCCTTTCTAGAACTGTAGTGCTAATATTGCGACATGATAACGAACCGCCGAAAAAGCCGCAATGACATCTGAAAATGAAATGGGGCTTGCAATAGTGACAAGTGAGAGCATCTGGGACTTATTGCCCGAGGACTTCCCCTACGAAGACCAGGGCTGTGAGCTATTCCCCTCCTGCCTCGACTGTCCTTTTCCCCATTGCATCAAGGAAGAGCCCTGGGGAAAGGAGAAATTCTTGAAGACGAAGAGGGCAAGGAGAATGATGACGCTGAAGAAGGAAGGGAAAGACAACGAGGAGATCGCCCGAATCTTCCGAGTTAGCGTGAGAACGGTGCAGCGGTGGCTCAAAGCGGTCAAGAAATGAGATTGCCACGCCTTCCGTTATCGCCGCGAACTCCTGAACAAACCCCAATAGCTAAATTCAAAACACTTTTAGTCCCTGGGACTTTAGTCATTCCCTATTGTTTAGTATTTTTGTAACTTTGACCTTTGCCTTTTAATTTTTGAATTGCTCACGAGATGAATGAATTTAACCCTTCACAGTTAGCCCGCATCGACACCAACAGGCTGGCGGACTACACCAACAACCTCAATTTCGATAAGGTCACCAGCTATTTAATGCAGGGATTGACCTTCGCCTGCTACCCTGCCGACAACACCGGTCCTGAGCAACGCGAAGGAGCTAAAGAAAAGGTGGTCCACGCAGAGCACTTACTCCAGGATGTTTACGAATCCAACAACCTGCAGCAGCTCGATTGGGAGACCGAGATAGATACCGCTATCCTGGGGGACGGATGCTATAAGGTCATCTGGGACCCGGACGAGAAGCGCATCAAGATAACCGCCCCCGATGTCCGGGGCATCTATGCCTGGTGGCTGGGCGACGACCTGAGCAAAGTGTGGCGGGTAGCTTCCAGATATAAACTCAGCAAGGACGAGGCCGACCTGCTTTATGGCGCCACCAAAACGTCCACCGTCACAGAGCTATGGACAAGCAAGGACTTCGAGCTCTTCCTGGATAACGACCGCATACAATCCAAACCGAACCCCTACGGCTTCATCCCGTTCATCATCTTCCCCAACCTCAGGGAGCCTAAACAGTTTTGGGGGACTTCCGATATCCCCTCAATTAAACAGCCTCAGCGGGAGTTAAACCGGGCAGTCAGCCAGCTCTCGAGAATACTCGAGCTGTCAGGCAATCCCATCGCAGTCCTGGAGAACATCGGCTCATCAGAGGATATCCAGGTCCAGCCGGGGGCGGTGTGGACCATACCCGAGGATGCCAAAGCCTACCTGTTAGACCTGCTCCAGGGCGGAGGCATCAGGCTGCATATCGACTACATCGACATGATCTATCGCTGCCTTCACGATATCTCCGAGACGCCCAGGGCAGCCTATGGCGACACCGAGAGAGACCTGTCAGGTGCAGCCATGCAGATTGAGCTCGGGAGTTTAATTCAGAAGGTGACCAGGAAAAGGACCATCAGGACGAACGCCTACCACCAGAGGACCGAGATGATACTCAAGCTAGCCAAGAAATACCTGGCAGCGAACTTTGACGGAATTACCCACCGTGTTGTGTGGGGGGAGATCCTGCCTCAGGATACTCAGCGCCAGGCTCAGAACGAGCAGCTCCTCGTGCAGGCCGGAGTCCACAGTAGAAGGACAGCCATGGACGAGATGGGAATAATCGACCCCGATGAGGAGTTCACCAGGTGGCTTGAGGAGAGGGAGAAGATACTTCAGATGAACCAGGAGTTCAGGGCAGCGTCCACACGTGGCGGAGCGAGAGAGAGAGCGGTTGCCGCGGAGATGGAAGTGCCTGAGTAATAGCTCAAATCGAGGAGGAAATTTATGGCAGCAGCCAACAATGACAAAGACCAGGAAAATAAGGAAGTCCAGGAGAATCAGGACAAGGCCCCTACGGCAGAGGACATCGCCGCCGTGAAAGCACAGCTCGAGGAGGAGCAGAAGGCTAAGGCTACCCTGGAGGAAGCCATGGCCGAGAAGGACGCCAAGCTCGCCGAGCTCGAAACGGCGTTAAGCGAAGCGAAGCAGGGAAGCGAAGCATCCACTGCTGAGCTCGCATCGGTGAAGGAAGCCAGGGATCAGGCCGTCACCAGGTATCTCGGCATGGCTAAGGCCTCTAATCCCCAGGTCCCCGAGGACATGATCTCAGGCGAGACCATCGAGGAGATCGACGCTTCAGTCGAGAAAGGTAAAGGCCTTGTCTCAGCGGTCAAGAAGACCCTGGAGTCGGAAACTGCGGCAGCCAAAGTCCCTGCCGGAGCTCCAACCAGGGGAGAAACGACCGAGGGCATGTCCAATAAGGAGATGATAGCCGCTGGACTTCGACAAAAAGGAGGTAGTTAATTATGTCGATAAGCTTAGACGAAGCATCTAAACTGTCCGAGAATATCCTTCTCAAAGGAATCATCGAGACCATTATCAAGGACAGCCCTATTCTGCAGGAGCTGCCCTTCATTCAGATCGTGGGCAACAGTCTCAAGTACAACCGTGAGAAGACGCTGCCCGGCGTAGGGTGGTATGCGCCTGTTACCGGTACATGGACCACGTCCGAACCCGAGTTCGAGCAGGTGACCGCTACCCTTCAGATCCTGGGCGGAGACGCCGATGTCGACAACTTCCTTAAGGCAACCAGGAGTAATATCCAGGACCTTGAGGTAGCCGTCATCGAGCAGAAGGCCAAGGCGATCCAGCACGAGTTTGAGAACGCCTTCCTGAACGCGGACGGCACATCGAACCAGCCGTCAGGGTTGTATAAGCTCCTTTCCGATACAGCCTGGACAGCCGACACCGCTATGGAGGTGGGCGATATCGTTGTCCCCACCGAAGGCCTGGAGAACGGCTTCCGGTATGAGTGCACGGCGGCAGCCGGCGATAAAAAGACTCATGCCACTACCGAGCCTACCTGGCCTACTCAGGTGGGAGCCACCGTTGTCGACGACCAGGTCACGTGGACCTGCAAGTACGGCCACTGGCTGGGCTCAGGAGCCAATGGTGCCACGTTGACCATCGCCAAGCTCGATGAGCTCATCGACCTGGTCAGAGGCGGTAAGCCCCACATGCTGTTGATGAGCAAGAGGACCCGAAGGAAAGTCCAGGGCCTTATCAGAGCGTCGGGAAACATTCTTGAGACCCGACCAGGCAGGTTCATGGAGCAGATCCAGCTCTATACCGGCATCCCTATCGCCGTTTCCGATTGGGTGAAGGATAACTACACCGTCGGCACGTCGACCGATTGTTCGGCTATCTTCGCCTTCCAGATGGGCGAGGGTGGCGTGTGTGGGTTATCGAGCCCCGAAATGCTCCAGGTGGAACGGCTTGGCTCACTGGAGACCAAGGACGCCACCAGGACCAGGGTGAAGTGGTATGTGTCGCTTGCCCTCTTTTCCAACGTTAAAGCGGCCATGATGACAGGGGTGAGAGGCTGATAGAGCAGTCAGCACTCAGCGGTCAGTAGTTAGCTGAAAGCTCAAAGCTGATTGCTGATAGCTGAGGAGACACCTCCCGCCAGGGGAGGGGGATACCGACCTCCCCCTCCCCCTCTTATCCCCTCTCCCTCGATGGGAGAGGGTTAGGATGAGGGTGAAATACTGAAAACTGAAAGCTGAGGACTAAGAAATGGATCTAGCAACAATGAGAGCGAGAGTCCGGGAGGACCTCCAGGATGAAGACGCCCAAAACTACCGCTGGACCAACGAGCAGGTGGACGGAGCTATCCAGAGAGTGGTCAGGGAGTTCTCAATAGTGCACCCCATACAGCAGCAGGACGATATCGCTACCACCGAGAGCAGCAGAGATATCGATATCTCTGGCCTGTCAGGCCTCATCGGGGTGGAGTCCGTTGAGTTCCCTATCGGCTTGAACCCCAGCTACTACCAGAAGTTCCGAATCTGGCAGGACACCATTCAGATGGACGACGAAGGCGACGGCAGCAATGCCCGGGTAAGGTGGTATAAGGAGCACACCCTGGACGCCGAATCGTCCACCATCCCGAGCCAGTTCGAGGAGATCATCGTTCTCGGAGCCACCGGATATCTGGCAACATCATACCGTTGACAAAGCTACCATCGCAGGCAAGTGGGCTACCATCAACTTCCTGAAGTGGGGGAAAGAGAGGCTTGACCGCTATGAGAAGAAGCTTCGGGCCCTCAAAAGTCGGGTGATCACCAGGGAGTTCTTTTCGCAAGACTAATTCTGATGTTGCACCTTGGAATCGTTAAGACCTTCGACAACCAGAACCACAGGGCGGGAGTCCAGTTAGCAGGTTCGCTAACCACCTACCTCGATGATATCTCCGTCTCTGTCTCTATCGCATCTTCTGCTATGGTCGTTGGCAACTATGTCCTGGTAGCCATCCCCGGGGGAAATCCCCGGGACGCCTGTGTCGTGGCTTCCTGGCCCCAGGGCAGCTCAGGCGGTGGAGGGGGAACTAAGATCCAGGACGCCGACGGCGATACCTATCTGTGGGTAGAGAAAACAGCCGACGAGGATAAGATACATGGTGCCGTGAAGGGTGTTGAATCTTTCCTCATGCATGATGACGGGATTCTTGACCTAGCAAAGCAGTCGGGGTGCGCAGTCTATCTGGGCACAGACCAGACAATTCCCTCTGCATCGCACACTGTTGTCAACCTTGATACCGTGATATTTGACACACTAGGGGAATTTAATACCACTACCCACAGGTTTACGGCTACCAGGGCAGGCATCTACATCGTTATAGGGGCTACAAGCTGGAATAACCCTAATAAGACAGGCTATCAATTTGCCGCCTGTCTAAAAAAGAATGGCAGTTTAGTGACAGAAACGATCTTTCACTCTGCTTGCTATTGGCGGCTAGGGATAATGACAGCAGGGATATTCTCTCTCGCCGCAAATGATTACGTTGAGCTTGACGCATACCAGAATACCGGCTCAAGCGATAACCTCGATGCAGGCATAAACCATACATACATGCACATAGCCAAAATAGCGTAACGGAAAATGACCCTTTTCCTGTCATTGCGAGCAAAGCGAAGCAATCTCCTCTCCCTTGACGGGAGAGGATTAAGGTGAGGGTGATATGAAGCTGTCCCCCATCAAAGAGCTATTCAGCACAGGCGACGAGTGGCATGCCTTCCTCGTTGGATTCTTCGAGGTCCTCTGCCCCTGGCCACCAAGGATCCCAGTCCCCAGCCCCCAATCCCCAGTCTCCACCGAATACCACTATTACCTCGGCGGCAGAGCCATCGCAGTACTTGCCTGGCTCGCCATCGCCAAACTAATCCAGGTGACCTTTTTTTAACATAGAACATGAGAACCCTAAGCGCCAGCTTAACCGCAGCTCAGAAGAAACCCGACCGCCTTCCCTACGTCGAAGCCAAGGTCTACGACTTCGAGCAGGGCATCAAGAGGCTATCCTGGTCAAGACTCTATGAAGGCTCAGAGCCCGACAACCACCATGGCATCGCCTTCGACGGCCAGGCAGCAATGCACCGCATCAGGGCAGACGGTAACAACCTCTATCGCCAGAAGGTCACCAGCCCCGATGAGAACTCAGACTATTCCCAGTGGACGCAGCTAGCCGTGGATTGTTGCGGATTGTTGCGGTCCCTGTGCCATCGCCGCTTATGGAGCCAAGGTCTACATCTTCTACCGCACCACGGGAAACGTTCTGTGGAAGTATTACAGCCACAACTACGGCCAGGATTGGTCAAATGGCCAGCTCGTAAGCTATACCGATGTCCTGTCCATGGCAGCCACCTGGTGGGGAACGGGAAACATTGTCGTTTGCTTCTGTTGCAGGGCAGCCGAGCTCAATGCTATCGTCCTGGATTCCTCGGACCAGTCCACCAGCCAGCATACCCACAGCGAGCCGATAACCCATCCTTTGACAACCACCTACGGCATCGGAGTTTCTTATACCCCCAACCACATTGACGTTGTCTTCGCTGCCAAGGAGACGGCGGAGCCGTACAGCTTCATCGCCCTATACCGCACCGAGCTCGACAGCTCGTATAACTGGATAGCCTTCCAGTATTTTATCACCGCCCCAGACGGTGAGGACGTCACCTATGAGTACCCCGACTGTCACAACCCTGCATCGGCAACGGACTACGAGAATACTCAGCTCACCGCGGTGGAGAAGTACACCGGCACGACAGCCTATACCATGCCGTTAATCTGTCATTCTGTCAGAGGCTCAGCCTTCAGCTCCATGGCCTTCACCGAGCCCAGGCCCTTCTTGAATATCAGCTCAGCCTACGGCTTACGACTCCAGAGTCCCGCCACTCATTGGTGGTTAGAACGACCCGACGGAGTGTGGAGAGCCGCCAGGCCAGCAGGCAACCCGCAGGACCTGACCCCCGACATCATCGAATTAATTCAACAAACCCAGGGAGGCCTGCTTATCGCCCTTGATAACCACAAGGGCCAATACGCCGCACCACCCGCAAAGCGAAGCGAAGTGGTCCTGAAGTTAGGCTATAAGACTTCCCAGGGAAGCGAAGCGGTGGAGGTGGGAAGGTACTGGATCGACTCCTGGGAGTATTCCTCCACCCCCAACACCTCAACCCTGACCCTGGTTTGCCTGGATGGTTGGGGACTGGCCGATAAGTGGACCGCCCGTTTCCAGATGCGATGGCCGGCAGATAAGAGGGTGT